GGCCGACAAGGCGCTCGAACGCCCGGGCCGGCCGGGGGCGCCGCCGAAGGGGCGGCTGCCCGTCGTCAAGAAGTAGGCGCGCTCCCGGGCGCGCGGGAGGACACCATGCTCCAGTCGCTCCGTCGATGCGCGCTCGGCGTGCTCGCGCTCTTGGCAATCCTGCTCCCGGCGCCGGCGCTCTCGCAGGTCACGAAGCACGAGCTTTTCCCGCACCCCGCGGCGTGGTTCACGCTCGTCCAACTCGGCCAGGTATCGGGCGTCACCTACTACCGCTGGAACCCGCAGAATACGATTAGCGCCGCCGGCACGACCGAGGACGTTTGGTCGGGCTCGCAGGACGCGCTCAGTACCGGCACGGTTTTTCTGCCGACGTCGGCGGCGGTGAACACCCGGATCTCGAGCTCCTCCGCGGGCGACACACAGGCCATGAGCATCTCCGGCCTCGACGCGAACGGCAACCCGGTCACCTTTACCGCGACGCTCGCGGGCCTGACCTTCGTCGATACCGGCGTGCCACTCCTGCGATTGACTGCGGCGCGCCTGACGAGCGGCACGACGAACGCCGGCCGGGTGTTCATCCACATCGACACGACCGACGGCGTCGTCGATGGTATCCCGGACGCGCCGACGACGGAGCTACTCGGCGTCATCCACGTCGGCGAGCAGGGTTTTACGCCAGGCGCGTTCACCTGCCCGAGCGCCCACACCTGTTTTCTCTACGACGTCGGGTGGACTCCGATCTCGACGGCCGCTGCGGCGACCTGCGAGGGCCGGTTGATGCTCCGGGAGAGCACGAGCACCGGCCCCTTCACCAAGGTACTCGGCTGGTTCATGCCCCCGGCGAGCACGACCTCGGCCGCAGTCATCAACAGTGCCACGCCCCAGGCCATCCGGGTGCCCGCGCTACAGGACGCCAAGTTCCAGGGCATCTCGACGGCGGTTGCGTGTGCTTACTTCGCGCACGCGAACGTGCTGATGTTCCGAAACTAGGAGCGCGCGCTTGATCTCCGAGATTGTCACCCCCGCGCCGGCGACCGGGCTCACGACGCTCGAGCGCGTCAAGGAAGAGCTGAACATCACCGACGAGGCTCAGCACCCCCGGCTCGAGCGCCTGATCCGAGAAGCGAGCGCCGAGGTGGTCGCGGCGTCGGGGCGCTGGTGGGCGCAGGAGCGCGTCAAAGAGATCGTCCGGGGGTACGGCCGGCCGACCATGCTGCTCGAGCGCACGCCGCTGGTGCAGGTGCACAGCGTCGCCTTCGATGGGGGGCCCGTCACCGACTTCACCGTCCACGATCGTCAGGCCAGCGTGCTCTACCGGCGCCAGGGCTGGCTCTGGACGGTGGTACTCGGCGACGCTTGGATCGAGGAAACGATCGTCCCGGGTGGCGAAGAGAAGCGCTACACGGTCGACTACACCGCGGGCTACCAGCTCCCGAGCTTTCCCGGGAGCTTCACGGCCCCCATCGTACCGCCGGCGTTCCCGACGGAGCGCCTGCCCGGAGACGTCGAGGCCTACGCGCTCCTGCTCATCCGGGCGGCTCACGCGGCGATCGACGTGGACCCGAACGTCACCCAGGAGCACATCGGAGACTGGTCGGCCACCTACGGGGGCGCGGATTCCGGGAGCTTGCTGGCGTCGGCCACGGCGAAGTTCCTGGCGCGGTGGGGGCGCGTGGCATGAGCCGACCGATCCGACTCGGGCTCCTGCCCCTGCGCGTCACGATCCAGCGCAAGAGCCGGACGGCCGACGGGCAGGGCGGGCACATCGAAGCCTTCGCGAACCTGGCCACGAGCGTCCCCGCCCGCATCCGGCCGGCTGGCTACAAGGAACGCGCGACGGCGCAGCGCGAGGAAGCTGTACCCACCCACGTCGTCTACGTGCTCCCCACCCAGGACGTCCGGCGCTCCGATCTCGTGCTGAACGGCTCCCTGCGCTATGAGGTGCTGGACGTCGAGGACCCGAGCGAAGCGGGGCACCACCGGCATGTGAACGCCCGGAGGTTCGAGAGTGGCGTCTAAGCTCTCGTGGGAGCAGGGCCCGGTGGAGCGAGCCGTCGCCGCGGCGCTCGAGCGCGGGATGCTCCGGGCGATGACCGTGGTGCGAGACGCCGCCGTGAGGCTGATCTCGACGGGCCAGCCGATCCGGCGCTCGGCATCGGGCCGGCTCGTCGGTCTCGATCCTTCGCGCGAAGGGGACCCCCCTCACGTGCTCTCGGGCCGGCTCCGGCTCTCGCTCCGGGCCCGGGCCGGCAGGGTCGGCAACCGGATCGAGGGCCGGATGGGCACCGACGTCGTCTATGCCCGCCGGCTCGAGTACGGCTTTACGGGCACGGACTCGCTGGGCCGGAACGTGCGCCAGGGGCCCCGCCCGTTCCTCCGGCGGGCCCTGCTCGAGAACGAGCGCGAGATCATCGAGGCCCTGACCCGTGGGTGAGCTCACCGCCGCCTTCGTCGCCCGGCTCAAGGCCGACGCCACCTTGACGGCCCTGATCGCCAAGTACCCCGTGGGGTCGGGCGATCCGGCCGTGTTCTCCGTGGACCCGGTGCCGGAGGACGCCGTGCTCCCCTACGTCGTCACCGTGGGGGAAGTCACCCAGGTCCCCGAGGATACCAAGACGACCCGGCGCCGGCGTGTGGTGCGAGACGTTCGGGTGTATGCTGACGCCAACGGGGGAGCCGACCTGATCGAAGACGCGCAGGAACGCATCCATGATCTCTTCCACCGCTTCCTGCTCGTCGTGACCGGCTACGCCACCGTGATTGCCGAGGTCGCCGGGATGGGAGTGATCGACGAAAAGGACGTCTACGGGCGCGTGGTCACGGTGCGCCTGACGCTCGAGGAGGTCTAGCATGGCTCTGCTTGCGGTCACCGAAGTCTCCGAGGCCGCTGCGGGCGTCGATCTCGACGCCGTCGACGTCGCCGCGAATGCAGGCGGGGACTCCTACCCGAACGACGACGACACCTTCCTCTACATCAACAATCAGGACGCGTCGCCGAAGACGGTCACGATCACCGCTCAGCGCACGGCCGTCCGCAAGGAAGGGTTCGGGGAGCTGACCATCGCGTCGATCGCCGTGGTGGTGCCGGCGACGTCGCGTCGGCTCATCAAGGTGCCCATCGGCTCCTACTCCGACGCCAGCGGACGCGTCCAGCTCACCTACTCGGCCGTCACGTCGGTCACGGTCGCCGCCCTGCGCGCCAAGCGGCAGTAGGGCAGGAAGGGGAAAGCTCATGGCCCTGCTCGCCGTCACCGAGATCCGAGCGCTGGAGATCGACCCCGACGCCGTCGCCGTCGCGGCCGCGGCCGGGGGCGACTCCTACCCGAACGACGATGACACGATGTTCTACATCCGGAACGCCGGCGGCGGCTCGCAGACGGTGACGATCGCCGTCCAGCGGACGGCCGTGCGGAAGGAAGGGTTCGGCGAGCTCACCCTGGCGGCGATCGCGATGGTGGTGGGAGCCGGCCTCCGGAAGCTGATCAAGGTCCCGAGCGGGGGCTACGCCGACGCCAGCGGCCGAGTGCAGGTCACGTACACCGGCGTGACGTCGGTGACGGTCGCGGCGCTGCGCACGCAGCGGCAGTAGCGCCGACGGGCGCGTAGGAGGACTCCATGTCGCAGAACGGCGCCGACACCCTGCTGATCGTGAATACCGGGACCGAGGCGGTGCCCGTCTACACCGTCATCGGCTCGCAGCGCGACGTCACCTTCACCGAGACGACGGAGACGATCGACGGCTCCAACAAGCAGGACGGCCGGGCTCGTCGAGTGCAGGCCGGTCGGTACACCAGCACGGTCGACATGGACGCGCTCTTCGTCCCGAACGATGCCGCGCACGGGCTCCTGAAGGTCGCCATGCGCCTCGGGCTCCCGATCAAGTGCCGGCGGCGCTTCGCGGGTGTCGACATTGAGCAGGCCGACGTCATCGTGGCGAACATCGCCGACACCCACCCGGACCAGGACAGCGCCACGATCGCCGTCACGCTCGAGGTGGACGGCCCCTGGAGCGCCGTCTAGCGCGGAGCTCGGCCCTGACGTAGCGTCCGGCCCCGGGAGGGAGAGTCACCGTGGCCGAGAATGCTCACCGTGGCGAGGTCGAGCTGGAGATCGGGGGCAAGCTCCGGAAGCTCCGATTCACGCTTAACTCGCTCGCCGTCGTCACACAGCTCTTCGGGCTCGAACGCATGAGCCAGCTGTTCGCGATCACCCGGGAGCCGTCGCCGTACCACCTACGCCACCTGCTCCATGCGGCCCTGCTCCCGAGCGAGCCGGAGCTGACGCCCGAGGAAGTCGGGGAGTGGGATGTGGACTTCGAGGCGGCCCAGATCCGGCTCGCCGTCGCCTTCATCCGGGCCTACCGCGGGGGCCGGTCGGGCCCCGAGGAGGAGGCCCTGCTGGACCCTACGAAGGCGACGCCGTCCGGGGCGATCCCGACCCCGACCTGACGGGATACTTCGTCGCGGCCGAACGCTTCGCCTGCGGCCACCTAGGCCTACTAGAAGCCGACTTCTGGAGCCTCACCCCCTGGGAGCTACGGCTCCGCAGGGAGGCCTACGACGAGCAGACGAAGTGGCAGCGCTCGCTGGCCCGGGCGACCGGGTGGCACGCCGGGCACGTCGGCCGGCTCCGGCGGATTCCCCCGCTGGGGCGCTACCTCAAAGAGCTGCGCTCGCGTAAGCTCACCCAGGCCGGGCTGAAGCAGCGCCGGCAGGAGCACGAGGCGATGGTGGCCTCGCTCCTGAAGCCAGGGGAGCAGGGGCAGGGGGAGCCGTAGGGTGTCTTTCGGCGAGATCGGCAAGGCCGAAGTTGTCCTGACCGTCGAGTTGGACAAGCTCTCGCGGGGCTTCGCGCAGGGCAAGAAACAGGTCCAGGGGCACCTCGACGATCTCGACCGGCGCGGCAAGCGCTTCGGCGCCAACTTCGGCGCGTCGCTCGGCGCCGCGGCGCGCGCGCTCGGGCCCGTGCTCGGCGCTCTCGGCGTCGCCGGGGGCGCGGCCGGCTTCGCTCTGCTCTTCCGGAACGCGCTGAACGCCGGGGAGGCCCTGCTCGGGCTCAGCCAGAAGCTCGGCGTGACCGTCGAAGGCATCCAGCGACTCAACTTCGCCGCGCAGCAGAACAACGTGACGACGGGCGCTCTCGAGTCGGGGCTCCTGGCGCTCTCCCGGAACATGGGGCTGCTCTCCCAGGGGGAGGGCAAGCTCTTCAACATGCTGAAGGACACGAACCCCGAGCTGGCTCGGCAGCTCGCGGTGACGACCGATTCTGAGCAGGGCTTCCTCTTGCTCTCCGATGCCATCGCCAAGATCGAAAGCCCGACCGAGCGAGCCGCGCTCGCGGCCGCGGCCTTCGGCCGGGGGCTCGGCTCCCAACTGCTCCCGCTCCTGATCCAGGGCTCGGCCGAGATCACGGCCCTGGGGCGACGCGCCGAGGAGCTCGGGCTCGTCATGTCCACCCAGCTCGCTCGCGACGCCGACGCCGCTGGCGACGCGCTCGAGACGGTCGCGAACATCGTGAAGGTGAACCTGACGCAGGGGCTGCTGGGCGCGAGCGGCGAGGCCAAGAGCTTCGCCGAGCAGTTCACCACGCCGGAGTTCGCTGGGAACGTGCGCGCCGTCGGGGAAGCGCTCGGCACCATCGCCGGCGCGCTCTTCTCGATCGGTGCTGCGGCGGCGGGCGCCGTGAACAAGGTCCAGTCGCTCTGGGACAAGGTCAAGGGCTTCGCCGGCTCGCAGTCCTCGAGCTTCCTCGATCGCTTCGGCCGGCCGGGGAAGACGGTCATCACCCCCGAGGGCGAGGTGCCGGCGCCCGCAGGCGCGCCGACGCCGGCGCCGGCCGGGGCCGGTGGCACGCCGTCACCCACCCAGGCATTCACGGATGCGCTCGCGGGCAAGGCGAGTCAGACGGCCGAGCAACGCGCGAAAGAAGCGCAGGACTTTTTCGACACCATCACCGAGGGGCGCCTGCAAGCGGAGGGCCGGATCATCGAGCTGATCGAACGCGAACGGGACATTCGGCTCGCCGACGCCGACCGGCTGATCACCGACGAGCAGAAACACCTGGAGGCGCGCATCGGCATCCACCAGATCGCTAACGCCGAGATTGCGAAGTTCGAAGAGGAGCGCCGGCTCGCGCTCGAGAAAGGGCAGGAAGAGCTGGGGCAGAAACTCGCCGACACCCTGTCGCCGTTCATCGAAGCGCTCGTCGAAGGCGAGTTTACGTGGAAGGGCTTTCTGGACAACCTGATCCAGGAGTTCGCCAAGTCTGGCATCCAGAACCTGCTCGGCACGGTCGGCGGACTGATCGGCGGCAAGAGCCTGCCCGAAGCGACGGGCGCCACCAGCGCGCTTGGCGGAGTCGCCGGTGGTGCACAGCAGGGTGGAGCCGGGGGCTGGATCCAAGCCGGGCTCTCGATCGCCTCGCTCTTCCTTCAGCATGGGGGCCCTTTCGAGTCCGGTGAAGCCTTCGTCGTCGGCGAGCGCGGGCCCGAGATGCTAGCCGTCGGCCAACCGGGTCGCGTGACGCCGATGCGAGACTCGGCCGGGGCCCCGGCGAACGTCACCATGAACATCCACGGCGTCAAAGACGCCGACTCGTTCCGACGGAGCGAGAAGCAGATCATGGCGCGCACGGCTCGAGGCCTGCGCGACGCAGAGGGGCGTCACCGTTGAGCATCACCTTCGAGGAAGTGCGCTTCCCGATCGACATTTCCCACGGCGCGCAAGGGGGCCCGCGCTGGGCCACGACCGTCTCGCAGTCGGGTGGGGGGCAGGAGCAGCGAAACATCAACTGGGCCGACGCTCGCCACCAGTGGTCAGTCGAGCACGGCGTCAAGACAGCAGAGCAGATGGATCGGCTCGTGGCGTTTTTCAACGCTATGAGGGGACGCGCGACGGGCTTTCGCTTTCAGGACCCGGTCGACCATCAAGCGATCTCCCGCGAGCGCTTCGGCACGGGAGACGGCGCCGATACCACCTTCCAGCTCACGAAGACGTACACGGCCGGCGCGCGCACCTGGGTCCGGAACATCACGAAGCCTTCGCCGGATCTCGGCGCGCTCTCCATCTTCGTCGCCGGAGTGCTCCAGCCGACGAGCGCGTACACGATCGACACCACGACGGGCATCGTGACGTTCTCGGCCCCGCCGGCAGGCGCCGCCGCGCTCGAGTGGACGGGCTACTTCGACACGCCGGTACGCTTCGACTCCGACGAGATGCAGATCACCGATCGCTTCGACGACGTCAAAGACTGGACGCTGAATGTCGTCGAGGTGCGGGAGATCGTCTAGTGAAGGCCGCGAGCGCCGGGCTCATCACGCACATCGCGCAGGGGGTCACGACGCTCGCGACGCTCTTTCGCGTCGTCCGGCGAGACGGGGCGATTCTCGGCTTCACTGACCACGACCGGGATCTCACCTTCGAGTCGCTGGTCTACGAAGCGTCGACCGGCTACATGCGGAGCGCGATCTCGAATCAGTCCGACCTTTCCGTCGACAATCTCGAGCTGACCGCCCTGCTCGACTCGCCCCGGATCACGAAGGCCGATCTCCGCGCCGGGCTCTACGACGACGCCAGCTTCGAGATGCGAATGGTCAACTGGCAGAATCTCGCCGACGGGGCGATCAAGCTCAGGGCAGGGAATCTCGGGCGCTCCGTCGTGCGAGACGGCACCTTCACCCTAGAGCTGCGGGGGCTCGGCGGGCGCTTCGAGCGAGTCATCGGCGACGTCTATTCCCCGCGTTGCCGGGCCGACGTCTTCGATACCGCGAACGCCGTCATCATGAAGCGCTGCGGGCTCTCTGATCTCGCGATCGACCCGAACACCACGCTGACGTACCGGCGCGACAACCGGGTGCATAGCGTCGTCACGAGCCGTCGGCAGTTTCAGATCAAGGGGGCTGTCGCCCCCGGCGCTACCGTCACCTTCACGCTCACGAACCCCGGCGCCGAGTCGGGGAGCACGGCCGGCTGGACCGTCGCGTCGGGCGAGTGGGCCGCCGTCGGAACGGTCCTCGGGATCGCGCCGCACGGGGGCGTCTTCCAGTTTCGCGCCGACGCCACGCTCCCGGTCGCCGTGCTCTCCGTGCTCGAGCAGTCGGTCGATCTCGTCGCCGGAGGGCTCGCCGCGGCGACGATCGACACGGGGCTCCAGGATCTCTCGCTCCGGGTCTGGGTGGCGAACGGCGCCGGGGCAGGGGCTCAGACGGCCGAGATCGGGCTCCGGGTGCTCGACGCGAACAACGTCGTGCTCCAAGACGAGCGCACCCTGGTCACGCCGAACCCCGGGGCGACCTACACGGAGTTTCTCCACCAGCGCCCGCTCCCGGTCGGGGCCCGCTTCGCCGTCATCCGGCTCCTGCACAACAACCCCACGCTCGTCGCCGGCGAGTTCCTCTACGACGACGTGACGCTCGAGGCGCAGGACGAGGGCCACGTCGCGCTCCCGAGCATCGCGGCCTACTTCACCGGCGGACTGCTCCAGTGGGTGTCCGGCGCGAACAAGGGGCGCGCGATGGAGGTCAAGCTCTTCTCGAGCGGCGTCGGACCCGGTGGTGAGCTCAAGCTCTTCCTGCCGATGCCGTTTCTCCCGGTCGAGAACGACCGCTTCCTGATCTGGCCGGGCTGCGACAAGACGCTCGCCGTCTGCACCGCGAAGTTCGCCAACGCCGTCAACTTCCGGGGCGAGCCCCACCTGCCCGGGCGCGATCGGCTCCTGAAGTACCCGGATGCGCAAGCGTGAGGCTGCGGGAGATGCCGGCATGGCGACGGTAGCCCCGACCCGGCGAGCGCTCGTCGACAACGCCCGAACCTTCGTGGGCTCGCGCTTCGTCCACCAGGGACGCATGAGGACCGTGCTCCGGGGCCGGCGCGCCTTCGGGGGGATCGACTGCGCCGGGATGACGATTGTGCCCGCGCAGGAGATCGGGCTACGACCGGGCGTCGGCGTGCACATCTACCGGCGCGAGCCGAACGGCTCGCTGATGCAGGCGGAGCTCGCGCGCTGGCTGACGCCGAAGGCTCTCACGGCCGGGCTCCCGGGCGACGTCGTCTACCTGAAGCACCCGATGGCGAAGTATGCGCACCATCTCGGACTGCTCTCCGATCTCTACTTCGACGGGCGCCCCCTGCTCGGCATCATCCACGCTTGTCTGCGCCACCGGCGCGTCGTCGAGTGCTGCTTCGACGAAGAGCTGCGGGCCTGGACCACCGCCTGCTACAGCTACCCCGAGCTGGTAGGGGAGACGACGTGGCCCGAGCGAAGCTGAGCCGGAGAGAGCACGTCGCCCGGGCCGGACTGCTCGGCGCGCTCGTCGTGCTCTCCCCGGTCGCCCTCCAGGGCATCGAGACGGCGATCATCATCGCCATCGCGCAGGTCGCGATCCAGGCGGCCGCGATCGCGGCGAGCATCCTGCTCCGGCCGAAACCGCAAGGCCAGCACACCGAAGGGCCCCGGCTCGAGGACCGGGTGGTCACGATCTCGAGCTACGGGCAGCCGATCCCGATTCAGCTCGGGGGCGTGGTGCGAGTCTCCGGCGGGATCATCTGGTCGCGCGACATTCGCGAAGTCAAGACCCACCACAGCACGTCGGCAGGGAAGGGGGGCGGTGGGGGCAGCATCTCGTCGAACACCTATAGCTACTTCGGCGACTTCGCCGCGAGCTTCGGCGAAGGGGTCGCGGCCGTCGACGGGCTCCTGAAGGTCTGGTGCAATGGGAAACTGATCATCGACAACACGAAGCTCGGCGACGCCGTCAAGAAGTATCCGGACCTGCAAGTGAGATTCTACGTCGGAGACGCTACCCAGCTCGCCGACACGCTGATCTCGAGCGTCGAAGGGCTCGCGAACACGCCCGCGTACCGAGGCCAGTGCTATGCCGTCTTCGAGAACCTGCCCCTGGCCGACTTCGGCAATCACCTGCCGAACCTGGAAGCGCTCGTCGCCTACGCTGCGGACGCGAACAAGACGAGCACGATCATCGACGCGCCCGGCGGTGGGGGGCTCATCAACGCCGCCTTCCTGCTCGACCGAAACCGAAACACCATCTACTGGATTCAGAATCCCGGGCAGCCCACCACCGTCGGGATCGACGCTCAGGCGGTGGTCCGGTACAACCCGGTGCTCAATGACGTCGAATATAAGCGCTTCGAGCTAGACGTCTCGTCAAACGACATAGTGTCGGAGCTAGAGCTAGACGACCTAGGCTTCCTCTACGCGCTCACTCGGGTCGGCTCGACGGGCTACCGGGTCCACCGGCTCGACGCGCTCACGGGCTCGACCCTGCTCGTCTCCGGAGACTCGACGGTCACGACGGGCACCTATCGGCCCGACCAGTCCGTCTACATCAGCAAGGCCGCGGCCGGTGGCATCGGCAGCTACATCGTCACCAGCACGCTCGCTAGCTCGGGGCAGACGGGGCACGGCCGGCTCTCGCTCATCAACCTGAACGCCAACGGCGACGTGTCGGGAGCCGGCGATATTTCGATTCAGGGCGTGCGCGACCTGCCGGAGATGCAGCCCGGGCTCGGAATGGTCCGCTCGATCTGCGCCGACAAGAACGGCGACGTGTGGGTTATCGCGCGCACCGACGCCGGCATCGTCTTCCTCTACCAGCTCGAGATCGTCGCGAGCACGCCGACGACGGCTTCGCTTCAGATCAAGGCGACGCACAACCTGACGACGCTGACCACGATGACCGACGCTCACCACATCGGCTACGACGTCGCGAGCCACGCGCTACTCATCGGGAAGATCAACAACTCCGGAACCCCGGCTCTCCGGCAGGTCCGAAAGTTCGATCTCGCCACGCTCACGACGCTCTGGACGCTCTCGGAGGACCACGCGAGCGTGACCGTCGGCGACCTGATCCGAGAAGCGACGGCCGGGCTCGTGCTCTCCAACCGCTTCCTGTTCAAGTACGCGGCGCAGGCCGGGCTGCTCTTTACGACCGACGTGTCGAGTCAGACGGACGGGATCGTCTATCGCATCCGAGTCTCCGACGGCGTGCTCGAGCGCATCTACGATCTCGGCGACTACTGGACGTCGCCGGGGCTCTGCGATCAAGTGCTGTACGACTCGCTCACGAATCTCTGCTACGCCGTCCGGAACACGACGCCGTTCGACCTGCGACGCATCGCCTTCGATCGGGTCACGCAGCTCACCACGACGCTCCAGTCGGGCGTCGAGGCCCTATGCGCTCGAGCCGGGCTCGACGTCGCCACCCAGGTCGACGCGTCGGGGCTCGCGAGTGCACAGCTCCGGGGCTACCCCATCGCGAATCTGCCGAGCACGGTGCGAGCGCTCATCGAGCCGCTAGCGCTCGCGTACTTCTTCGACGGTGTCGAGAGCGACTTCAAGATCAAGTTCATCCTGCGCGGTGGCGCCGTCGCAGCGACGATCGCGGAGGACGATCTCGGCGCATTCTCGGAGACGTCGCCCCCCGAGTCGCTGCAACGGCTCCAGGAAGAGATCGGGCAGGACGTCGAGCTACCGGAGCAGGTCGACGTCCGCTTCATCGACGTCAACAAGGATCTCCAGGTAGGCGATCAGTACGAGAAGCGCATCGGCGCGCCGGCCCCCACGACGCTCTCCCGAAAGAAAGTCACCCTGGACGTGCCGATCGTCTTCAACGCCACCGAAGCCCGGTCGATCGTCGAGCGCTTCATCTACCAGGAATGGGTCAAGAAATATGGCTTCAAGTATCAGACACTCCCGAAGCACCTACGACTCGACCCGAGCGACGTGGTGAACATCTCGAAGGACGGGCTCACGTTCGGCGCTCGACTCGCCGAAGTGGTGCTAGGTGGCGGGCTCGTCGTCGAGCACATCGCCGAGAGCGAAGATTCCGAGACGTACTCTTTCACGAATCAGACGGGTGACGACAATCTCTTCGTCGGGGACACCTTCGGCTCCGTCGGCGCTAGCGAGCTGTTCCTGTTCGACTATCTGCTCCGCGACGCGGACGACCCGACGGCCGGGCTCGCGCTGCCGCTCTACATGGGCTCGGCTCCCCAGCAGGAGACGGCGTTCTGGCGGGGCGCGTCGATGCAGAAAAGCGTGGACGGGGGCCTGACCTTCGCGCAGATCGAAGTGGCGCGCGACGATTCGACCTGGGGGCGCACCGTCGTCACGGGCGCGCTCGGGCTGACGCCCGCCTTCGCGCTCGCGCCCTACTTCGACTGGATGGTCTGGGATCGTATCACGACATTCCGGGTCCGGATCGCGTCGGGCTCAGCTCGGCTCGCTTCCGTCGCCGAGGCCGCCCTGCTGGCCGATGCCAACCTGAACGTGCTGATGGTCGGTCAGGAGCTGATTCGCTTCGCGACCGTCGTGGACAACGGTGACGGCAGCTTCGACTTCTCGACGCTCATCCGGGGACGCAGGGGCACGGGCTGGGCCGCGGAGAACGGGCACCGGGGCGGAACGCTCGTGGTCCTGCTCGACCAGGATGCGCTCTCCTACTCGGGGCAGCCCCCGGCCGAGCGAGACGTCGTGCGGCACTGGCGCGCCGTGACGCTCGCCGGGCTGCTCGACAACTCGGCTCAACGGGGGCAGGCGATCAGCGGGCTCGGGCTGAAACCCTACCGGGTCCGGCACATCGAGAGCACGCGAGACGGGGCGAACCTGATCGTGGTGTCGTGGCAGCGGCAGGCGCGCGTCGGCGGCGAGCTGGACTGGAATGACGGCGTGACCGATCCCCCGATCGGGGAGACGGCTGAAAACTACCGGATTGACTTCATCAACCCTAGCTTCCGGGGCGTCTCGACCGGGATCACGGCGACGACGCTCACCCAGACGGGCGCCGGCTGGACGGTCGACGAGCACGCCGGGCGCTACGTACTCCATCGCCACAACCCGCACCACGGCTCGAGCGCGACGCCGACGGACTTCACCAGGGGTCGCGTCCACCTGCGCCGCGTGCTCTCGAATACCGCGACCGTGCTGACGCTCGCCGATGCGAGCTGGGCGTTCACGCCGACCGTCGGAGATAGCTACTTCATCCAGGATCTCGTCGCGCCCGTCGTCTTGCGGACGTCGACGCAGACGCTCAAGACCTTCGTGTACTCGTCGGCTCAGCAGGTCACGGACGGCTTCACGGCCGGGCAGGGGATTCTCGCGATGGTGGCGCAGCTCTCGAGCGCCGTAGGGCTGGGAGTAGTAAGCTGGGAGCCTGTCTTCGGGACCTAGCCGGGGGAGAGCATGCCGAGTGGCAATCACCTGAATCTCGACGCGATGACCGCGGCGCAGGCCGACAAAGAAGTCACCCACAATGAGAACGTGAACGAGGTGCAGGGCGCGCTCTGCGACTTCACCAGCCAGTCCGTCGCCGGGGGCGCCACCGTCAACCTCGACAACGACACCGTGCTCTATTCGACGCGCCTCGAGCTCACCGGGCTCCTGACCGCCAACATCGCCGTCGACCTGCCCGACCGGAAGCGCAAGCTCTGGATCAAGAACAGCACCACGGGCGACTTCACGCTCACGGCTCGGCCGACCGGCGGCGCCGGGCTCGTCATCCCCCGAGGGCTCGACTTCGGGCTCTATCACTTCGAGAGCGCCGACGCCATGCGCGTGCTCCTGCACCCGCGCTTCGGCGTCCATCTCTTCCACTCCACCACGCAGTCGATCGCGAACGCTACGCCGACGGTGCTCACCTGGGATTCCGAGACGCACGATGACGCGCAGAATCCCGGCTTCCATAACCCGGGCTCCAATCCGAGTCGCATCACGATCCCGGCGAGCATGGGTATCACGGCCGTGAAGCTCGTCGCGCAGGTAGTCTTCGCCGCCGACGCCGACGGTGACCGGGAGATCCGGCTCCTGAAGAACGGCGCGGCGACGTTCGCCGGCCGGGGCCGGAACCGCCTGCGCGCGACGGCGACTCTGGAGCACGCCTCGCACGTCGAGACGCCTCGCATCGCCGCGACGGCTGCCGACTTCTTCGAGGTGGAGGTACTCCACGACGCCGGCGCGGCTCTCGACGTCGCAGGCGGCAACAATCAGAGCTGGTTCGCGCTCGAGGTACTCGCGTGAGACTCGAGCTTACCCGCATCCTGAGCCAGGAGGACGGGACCTTCGGCGTGCTGCGCGGGCCGGGGCTACTGCTGTTCACGGCCGAGCTGCCCTGGGCCGATAACGCGCCCGAGCGCTCGCGCATCCCGCCGGGCAGCTACACGCTCGAGCCTCACCATACCGAACGCTTCCCGGCCTGCTGGGCGCTCGTCGGCGTCGGCGTCGCGCATTTCCCGGCGCCCGGTGTGACGCGCTCGGCCGTGCTGATCCACGCGGCGAACCTACCTACTGAGCTCCGGGGCTGCATCGCCCCCGGGCGCTATCTCGGCCAGCTCGACGGTCGGCTCGCGGTCCTGCGGAGCCGCGACGCGATGGCCGATCTCCGCGTCGCGCTGCCGCGCGCGCAGGCGCACGCGCTCGAGATCGCCGAGGCAATCAGATGAAGACGCTCACCGACGCGCTCAACGGCTTGCTTCTCTACTGGCAAACGCACCCGAGTGGCGGCAACCGCGCTCAGCTTCTCTCGCTCGCGCTCGCGCAGGGCTTCGTCGAGCCGGTGCTCAGCCAGTGGCTCGACGTCTTTCTCGCGGGCCTGGTCGATCTCGGCTGGATCGCTACCGCCGACTACGACGTCTCCCTAGCGCCGAAGGTCGCCGCGATCGGGCCGGCGCGAGCGGGCGACGCGGCGCGCGCCGTATTCGACCACCTGCTCGAGAGCACGCTGGCCCCGATCGACGCGGAGAATCAGGCTCAGGCCCTCGCGGCGACGCTCGCGCTTCTCGTCACCAAGCTCGCGAACGTGGACGCAGGGATCTCCCAGGCGCTCAGCTTTCCCCCGTCGGCGCCCCGAGACGCGCTAGTGGAAGCGGCTCAGCTCGGCCGAGCGTCGATCGACGCGCAGCGCGCCGGCGTCCAGCTCGCGCTGGATCAGGTCGCCGTCTAGGCCGTGGCGATCACCTTCCGGCAGGGCGAGGGGTCGCGGACGGCTTCGCAGCCCGCGATCGTCAGCATCGTCGCCGGGGTCCTTACTGTCACCGCCGATCTCACGACGGCCCTGGTCGGCGACATAATTGAGCTCTTCGGCACGGGAGGGAACGACGGCTTCTATTCCGCCTCGGCGATCGACACCGTGCCGACGCCGGACACGTATCTGCTCCGACCGGCGCCTGCCGATCAGGGCGCAGTCGGCAACGCGGCGCGCCTGAACCGGGCCGCGGCCTACACCTTTACGGCGAGCGCGATCACGTCCGTCACCGCCATCCCGGGCACCGCTCTCGCAGTTATCGAAGTCGCGGGCGCCACCTTCATGAGCCAGGCCGTCGGCGGCGTCATCATGGATCTCAGCGACCGTCTCGTCGTGACGGGCTCCACCACTCTCGCCAATAACGGCGCCTGGTACGTGCAGGAGATCCTGTCGAATACCCGGGTGATAGCTCGCCCGCCCGACGGCGGGGTCGGCATGGCGACGCAGGCTGCCTCGGGCACGCTCACGGCGCGACGCGGAGTCCACGTAGCCTTTCAGATCGACGAGGCCACCCTCACGTGGCAGCGATATCTCGATGTGGCGACCCCGATCGCGGCTCCCACGCCCGGCACCTTCTTCGGCTCGGGCGCGATCAGCGACTACATCCGGAAGAGACGAGCAGACGTCGCTGGCGTCACCCGCACCCTCTACACGATCCACGGTCTCACGAACATCTACGTGGAGCAGGCCGGGCTCGTCGGCGACGCCGCTTGGACCTCGGGCAACGAGACGGTGTTCGTCGCGCGTCGAGCCGCGACGGCGGGGACCGGGGGCGATCTTGGGAGCGGGCCCGTGAACATCCGGCCGCTCACCGGGGCCGGGTGGACGGGCTCGCTCAACTTCCGGCTCGGGCTGCGTCTCGGCAATCGCTTCTCGGCGCAGAATTGCTCGGCGTGGGTAGGCGTAGACCCGGGCCAGCTCAACTCGACGCCGTTCAACCTGGCCCGGCTCCGGGCCTACGGCTCGCTTTGGGACACGAGAAACCCTGCGGGCTTGCTCGGCGGGCCGTTCGCCGACGAGTTTATCGCCTCGATCATTCGCGAGGGGCTGACCTTGAAGGGGGCTGGGGGGCTCGTCGAGTCCACCGCGGTAGTCGGCGGGATCGGCTACCTGATCCTGACCGGCTCCGCCGACATGGCGAACCTCCTGCTCTGCCAGAACACGACCGCCGCCGCCGCCGTCGTGTCCGTCGGGACTCTCGCCGGGCTCCGGAAGAGCGATCTGGTGGTCTCTCCGCTCCTGACGATCATCTCCGGGCTCTTCATCTTTCTCAACCCAGGCGAGGACTATGATATCACGACGCTAGGGATAAACTCTGGCGGGGCCGCAACGTGTGAAAAGCAGTACACGTTCAACCCCCGCTTCGTCTCTCTCGACGCGCCCGATGCGACTCCTATAGAGATCAGCGGATTCACGGTGACGATCTACGAGAACAATGGTGTGGCCTGGACGCAGGTATTTACCGGGGTGACGGACGTGAACGGTTTCCTAAACGCTGGGGTGGGCGTTAACCTACGCCGTCAGCATCGAGCCTCGAGCAACGCGGTCACCAACTTCACGCATCGCTTCGTGGGCGAGGGCGGCGGCTTCCGGCTCCACAACGACCCCTTCGTCATGTCCGAGCCGGTCGGCTCGGATCTTCCTGTCGATCGGATCTCGCCGCCCTATGAGGGAGAGTTCGGAGAATGAGATACGCCACCCCGCAATTCGGCGAGACGATGCACGCGGTCGGGAAGTTCCTGTCGGCGCTCCCGGCCGGGCAGATCCAGGCCGTGCTCGTGCGCAACCTGACGACCGGGGCCTCGCTATCCATCGCGTCGGCGAACGCTACGGAGATCCCCGGCACCGCCTTCGGCGGGTTCGCCACCTACGAGTGGTCCACCGCGAATCTCACCACGCCGCTCACGGTGTTCGCCGAGCTCATCGTCATTCTCCGGGACACGGTGACCGGCCGTATCCAGGAGTCGAAAGTCGTGGTCGGCGGCTACCCCGACGAGTCGGCGCTCCAGCGCTTCGGCGGACGCGTCCACGTGGATACGGTGCTCGGCGTGCCCGGGACGGCGTACCCGCGCGGGACGCCCGAGCTGCCCGTGAATAACCTGGCAAACGCCTTTACGATCCGGGCGGCGTTCAACCTCCCCAAAGCCTTCCTGATCCGGTCGAACGGCTCGACGCTCCTGCTCGACGCGACCGTCAACGGCGGCGTGTTCACCGACTTCACCTTCGAGGGCGTCGACCCGCAGAACGATATCATCCGATTCTCGACCGGAGCCGGCGCGATCAGCACGGCGGGGGTCCGGCTCGGGCGCATCACCGCCTGGGGCAACTTCTCGGGGCGCGTCATCGGGACGGAGTGCCAGATCGGGCTCTCCACCGGGAACACCACCGGGCTCGACGGGACCTTCGACAACTGCACCTTTGAGGCCGATGGCGCTAGTGGGTTTTCGATCGCCCTCTCCATCGGTTCAGCGTTCAATCTCGTCGGCCCGGCTCGTGCGGGCGATGTAGGCCTGGTGGGCTTCGGCGGCGGCACCCGGATCGACATGGGCGCGGGCGCTGCCACGATGCTCGCGGAGGGGCTGGTCGGCTTCTGGCAGTTCGTGAACATCGCCGGTGGGGACCTACTCGCGGCGGTACTCAAGGGGGCGCAGGTCCACTTCTCGACCGGCAGCGGAAGCCCGATCATCGTACTCGCTGGCATCGGGGAGATCGTCAATACCGTAGGGTTCCCTCTCGCTTCCGAGCGCGTGGTCCGGGGCTCCGACACGATCGCGACCCGCAAGCATCTCACGAACAACCGGATGGTCGATTGGGTCCCGAACCCGGCGCAGGAAGTGGTGTATAACGACGACGAAGTGACCGAGCTTCAGCGCGCGGATCTCTTCGATCAGTTCGGCGCGAACATCAACACGGGCAATCGACCGCAGGGCCCGCTGATCTCGAAGCGTGACGTGGTGTAGTTTATGGTCGGTCTAGGGCGCGCCGTCGGGGCTGGAGCCGATCTCGTCATCTTCGGGATCGTCGTCACGGCCGGCACTGAGCTGCCGCTCGAGAAAGAGCGCACCTACTGCTTGGAGCAGTCGAGAAGCGTAACGCTAGCGAGCCCCGCTCGCCGGATGGAGCTGAGACAGAATCGTGTCGCCGAGGTGTGTTGAGCGCGAGCACGCGCTGGTGCAGACGCGAAGCGTCGCGATCGGGGCCGGGCTCCGAGCCTACGCGCTCGGGCCCCAGGCTCGGCTCCGGGCCCTGGCCGGGCTCTCCCGGAGCTTCGCCGTCTCGGGTCTCCGGAGCGTTCCCATCACCGGCCCCCGGGTGTACCGTGTAGTGGACTCCCGGCGCTATGCGATCCCGGAAGGCGAGAGGTGCTAGATGGCCGTCCACACGTTCCCCTGGAAGGACCCGAGCGACCGGCTCGACTACTCCGTCGACTTCACGGCCGTGCTCGATGCTACCGAGCAGCTCGTCTCGGGCGTCTGGACCGTCTCGCCTGCCGGGCCGACGCTCGTGACCCAGGAGATCCTGGCCGGCGGCAAGATCGCCCGGGTGTGGATCACCGGCGGCACGGACGGAATCGACTACACCCTGGAGCTGACCGCGACGTCGAACCTCGGCGTGCCCGGCCCACGGATCTGGCAACGCCAGTTCCTGCTGCCCGTCCGGACCCTCTAGCCCCAGGAGCCCGGGGCGAGGTAGACTGCCGGCCGGGAGGATTCCACCATGCCGATCCTGCTCCGCTTCCTGCTCGCGCGCGCCCGGGAGCGTTCCTCGTGGCTCGGGCTCATCACGTTCCTGACCGGCTTCGGGATCTACCTCGAGCCGGAGCAGGTCGAAGCGCTCGCGGCCGTCGGCATCTCGCTCGCCGGCGCCGTCGCCGTGCTCTGGAAGGACAAGGGCTCGCCGACCGTGGCGCCCGTGCTCCTGCTCGTCGCGCTCCTCGGGCTCGGCTGCGTCCACTACGACGGAGCCGGCTACCGGGACGCCGCCGCCTACGGGCAGAGCGCGACCCGGCTGACCGTCGACGTCTGCGATGCGCACCGGCGCTCGGCCGTGGCGCTCACGGACACGGCCGGCACCGCCGTCGCCTACCGGGTCCCCTTCGGCGCCGGCGCCGCCGTGCCCCGGCTCGCGCGCGCGCACGCGTTCCAGTCGCGCGTCTGCGATGAAGCGTGGGCCCGAGAAGCCACCGGGCGTCTCGACGCCGGCGCGCGCGTCCGGATGCTCGGGGCGTGGTCGGCGATGTGGCGCGACGGCTCGGCCGTGCTGGGGGGCGAGTAGCCATGCGACTCCTGATCAAGCCCGAAGGGCTCGCCGAGCGCGCGCGGTTCCTACTCGACGGGATGCTCGAAGGCTTCCGGCAGCTCGCGCTGCGGGAGGCGACCGAAGAGCTGGGGCTCGAGGCCGACCCCCGAGCCAGCGACGTCGACCCGTTCGAAGCGCACGTCGAGCTGCGCGACGAGCTCACCGACCTGATCGTCAGGCATGCCCCGACGATCGCGACCGGGGGCGCGGACTTCGCCTTCTCGATCGTCCGGGGGCTCGCGCTCGAGGACGGCTCGCTCGACCACCTCGACCTATCCGCGCTCTCCGACGGCGACCTCGTGCGCTTCTCGCTCCAGGGCGCGCAGATCGCCGCCGAGCTTCGGGCGCAGATCGTCGAAGGCAGGGCCGCGCTCGTCGCCGATCTCAAGCAGGTCGGGGGCAAGGTCGCTCGGGGCGCGCTCTCGGCCGTGCTCGTCGCCTTGATGGCCTAAAGTGTTCCACGTGGCACGCCCCGGGGGCGCCCCGGAGGCGGGCTGCGCAGGATGCCCTAGGAGGCCAGGAAGATGCCTAACGGCTCGTCTCCTACCGGGGCCCCGGCGAACGGCGCGGGGAGTGCTCGGCTCGTGCGCCTGCTGACGGCCGTAGCCGCCGTGGCCGGCGCGCTCGGGACCGGGGGCAGCGTCTACCAGTGGCGGGGAGCAGAGGGGGAGCGCGCGTCGATCGCGCGCGAGAGCGCCGCGAGCGTCCAGCTCCTCCAGGGGCTCTCGGCCGTCTACACCGCCGAGCTGGTCCGGGCGCAGGAGCGCGACGAGCGCTGCTGGCGCGTGCTCCACGGCGGGGGGATGGGGCCCGAGCCCGTCGAGCCGGCGCCGATGCCCGAGGTGCTGACGCCCCCGGGCCACGACGTCGTGCTCCACGTCGCGGCCGAGCCCGAGCCCGTGCCGACGCCGAAGCTCCCGAAGCTCAAGCGACTCCAGCGGTACGACTGGTGGGAAGGCTTGCCCCAGCAGGTCCAGTCGCTCGTGCCAGGCTACGTCCCGCCGGAGCCGGAGGTGACCCCGTGAAACCGCTCACGAACGGCGCGCTCACCCGAGTCGTGGTCGGCGTCTCCATCGCCGGGATCGTCGGCGGCGTCGTGCTCTACGGCGAAGTCCGCGCGAACGGCGCCCGCACCACGTCGCTCGAGCAGGTGACGGTCGGCACGCTCCAGAGCATCGAGTCGCTGCGCAACAGCCTGGACGGGCTACGGGAGCAGGTCGCCGAGAACAACGGCTATCTGCGCCGGATCGAAGAGCGCCGGCGCTAGGGCTTCGCCTTCGCGCGCACCGCCGCTAAACGGCGAACGCACTCGGCCAGCTCGCCGTCCTCGTGGAAGCGCTTGGCGAGGTAGTCCTGGAGCGCGATCTCGACGACACGTCGGAAGGGGATGCGACGCGCGACGGCGTAGCCGAGCGTCAGTCGGTGGAGCTGTCGATCCAGGCGCACCGTTGTCGCCTGCGTGGGATCGCGTCGGGGGCTCTCGACGTCGCTCACTGGAACGGCTCCTAGTCGAAGAGACTGCGCCCGAGCGCTTCGAGCGTCCTGGTGTAGAGCACCGCGACTTCGGGCGAGACACCACGGCTCGCGATGTGGGGCCCGAGTGCAGACGCCAGGGCGCGCAGATCGTCCTCACACTCGAGCGTGCCCGGAGCGTTCAGGTCGACGGCGTGCTGGATACGGCGCGCGGCGTGGGCTCGGGCGGAGTCGTGAGGGTACTCGCGCCCCATCGCCTTCAGCCTGCTCTCGACCCAGGAGCCGATCTCGGCGCGCTCTTCGGCCGTCACGACGGCTCGACGTCGACCAGCCGGAGCAGGCTCTCCGCGAAGGCGCGAATAGGGGCAGCGAGCGTCGGGTGGACCATCCCCCCGACGCTCTTGGGTGTGCTGCGGTCGGATCTCGTCATCTCCTGAGATCCTTCGGTGGGGGCCCTATTGCCCCCGTCTTCCCGCGGCTCGGCGGCCGGCGGTGAAGGCTGGTACGGCTCGGCCGTCTCGAGAGACTGGTGCTGAAGAATCTCGCCGATGGCTTCGCCTGTAGGGCCGAACAGCGCTCTCCAGACCTGACGCTCCAGATAGCCCGTGCCCGAGACGTAGCCGAGCCCGCTCAGGCGGCTGTGCTTGCTCGCTCGCGCCTGCTCGCGATAGCCCCAGAGCCCTCGCTCTCGGACGCGCTTCGTGACGTGGCTCCGGTCGAGCCCGCTGTGCTTCGCGAGCCGGGAGAGGTTGCCGGCGTGGTGCTGGAGCAGCATCATCCAGGCCATGCGCTCGAGAGCGAGACGCAAGGCTCGGAACGTCGGCGGTGTGCCGGCGCCGTCGGACTCGAGCGTCACCTTGATCATCTCACTTCACCCGGAGCGAGTGGCTCTTCTGGAGATGAACGCCGGGGATCACCTGCCCGGCACGGAGCACGGCGAGCAGGATCACCTTGTCCAGTTGGGGTGGCGGAGGCGGTGGCTGACGCCAGTAGTCGGCAGGGACCAGCTTGGCGTCGTCGACCGCTGTGAAGCTCGACGGGCTCCACGAGATCGTGACGCGTTCGTCCTTGAGCTTGTCTCCGGCGGGGACGATCCGGCCGATGTACTCGAGCAGGCGCTCTGCCCGGTCGCGGTGCCCCTTGGCGCGGGCGCTGAGCTCGTCGGCCACTCGCTGGATCTTCTCGGCCTCGCAGCGCTCCCCCTTCAGGTAGGCCGCGACGTCGAGCGCGATCCGGTCACGGTGCCCCTCGAGCGCGTCTAGCTGCTCCAGCGTGCGTTCCGTGATCTCGCCGGTTTCCGGGTCGCACTCCTGCGCCAAGATGCGTTCGATGGCGTCGGCGACGTCGAAGAGCGCGTTGACGTTCGGCCGGCTCATTCTCCGTAGCCCCCGCGCTGGTCGGCGTCCTCGAGCGGGGGCGGCTCGTCGCGATCGTCGGGCGCGCGCGCCGTGCTCCGGCGTGCGCCCTGGGGCACGGCGCCGTCCACGAAGGCCTCGTCTTGGGGGCCGGGCTCCTGCTCCTGCGGGGCGGCCGGCTCTTCCGGGGGCTCCCACGTCTCGAGGAACAGCTCGATCCAGTCCGGATAGCGCTCGGGCTGCTTCTGGTTCCCGAAGTTGCGCCAGTGGATCTCGCCGACCTCCGAGACGGAGAGCGCGCGGCAGAGCCGGAGCAGGAGCGCGTCAGCCGTCCAGTCGCCACCTAGCTCGCCGGCTCGCTTGTTCGCGAGCGCCCACGCGCGCCGCTGCTTCCCTTCGGAGATCGCGTCGGCGCTCCGGGCCGGGCCGGGAGCCGGAGGCGGGCCCGCCGTGCTGTTGTCCCACTCATCCCGGGTCGCCGGCGCCTGCGCCGGCTTGCCAGCCTGCGCCGCGGCTTCCTGCTTCGCGCGCGCCTGCGCGGCGCCGCGCTCGAAGCTCGCCGGCTTCGGCTTCTCGGCGCCATCGTCCTTGAACGTCATCTCTTCGGCCGGCGTGCCCGAGTACCCCGCCAGGACCACGATCCACCGGAGCGCCTGCCCTAGCGCCTTCGACACCGCACGCGTCTGAGCCATCGACCGGAGCGCGTGGCGCGTCGGCGCGTACTCGCAGGGCGTCTTGGGGTGCGTCTCGTGCACCGGGCAGCCAGGGACCCAGTTGTGCCGGAAGCCCCCGTCGCGCAGGCTCTTGTACTCGTCGGACCAGCAGTCGGCCTCGGCGGCGCAGATCACTTGCCCCGTGGCGATCCGCACGGCCGTGACGCGCGCTTCGTAGGCTGGGACGTCGGCGCCGGCGACCTGGCGCGTCCACTCCGTCATCGGCGAGACGCCGACCATCGCGCCGAGCGCGCACCACGCTTCCACCTTCAGGTGCTCACCCTGCCCGATCTGCACGGCTAGGTGCTTCTCTTTGACGAGATGGCTCAGCCGGTTGGCGATGTTCCGTGCGCGCTCCATCCCCAGCTCGAGCTGCTGGAAGCTCTGGATGGCGTCGCCAGGTGAGCCTGTCGACACCATCGCGCGCTCGGGCTCGCGCACTACCTCGGGCACCTGCACGGGATCGGGCACGTGGGCTCTCCTCTACGTCGGGCCCGGGATCGTAGCCGATAGGCCCCGGAAAAGGGAAGCGGAATCTCTCACTCGATGGCCCTAGACAGCGGCCGGCCCCCGGGCATAGACTCTGCTCCGGCCGTCAGGGTGGGAGGGGACTTGCCGCGACCGATCGCGCCGAAGCACGCGCAGCGGTGGATGCTCCAACTCGCCGACTCCGTGCTCGTCTACCGCGGGCTGGAAGCCTGCGCGCTGCGAGCGGCCGTGCTCTTCCTGCGGAAAGGCTCGCAGCTCGACTCGGACGGCGCGCTCGAGCTGAGCTACGCCGACGTGGCCTACCTGCTCGGGCCCGGCCCGCGCGCGCGCGACTGCCAAGTTAGGTGGCGCGCAGTGCTCGAGTCTGGGCTGCTCGTGCCGACCGGAAACGAGCCGGCGCGAAGCCACGGCGAAGCCACGGCAGAGCCGGCGCAGAGCCACGGCTTGACCGGCTATCGACCAGACGCTGGCCTTCGCTCGACCACGGCATGGCCTCGGCTCGGCCGTGCTCGCTTAGCTATCCTACCGGACTTGCTAGAAACGGTCGGCCCTACGCGTACCGCTACGACGGAACACGTAGGCACCGCTACCGCTCTCTCCTCTTCTAGCCTTAGCAGGAGACGAAGAGCGCAGAGGGTAAAGCCTTTGCAGGAGACTCCCTCTGCATCTTCGTTCTTCTCTAAGACGTTCGAAGAGAAGAGCAGAGCAGGAGAAGAGGGACCTACTACGACGAGAGCAGCAGAGCCTTCGGCGCGCACCACGGCGTCGGGGGAACACGTAGGGACACACGTAGGGACCGAAACGCCGGCGCCGCCCCGAGAGCTCACCGACGAAGAGCGCGCGACCCTGGTGCCCCCCGAGTACGTCACGTCAGCCCTGCCGGCCCGGGTCAACAAGCTCGTCAACTTCCTCGGCAAAGAGCCGGGCACCAGAGAAGTCAAGACGGCGTGGCTCACCCGGGAGCTGCCCAGGATCGAGGTGGCGGCGTTCCGGAAGCCGGGCGCCGAAGCGTCGCGCGCCAAGTTCAACGCGGCGGTCGCGGCCGAAACGCTCCAGTGGTGGCGCACGCACGTCAAGCGCCGGGGCCCGACCGTCTCGGCGGACGACGAAGGCGCCCGCCACGAGCGAGCCCGGACCACGCTAGACGGCGGACTAGCCGACCTGAAGCGCGTCGCTACGGCCGAGCAAGCCTCGGGGGAGCAGGCTCGAGCGCTTGCCGAGTACCGCCGGACGCATCCCCGGGTCACGCCGGCAGGGGAGGACCCGGACGTGCACAGGCGCCGGGCCGAGCAGAACGGAGCCACGAAGCCCCCGGCGCCGCCGCCTGCGCGCACTACGTCGCAGCAGGAGCCCCGAACGGCCCCGGCCCGGAGCCCGAGCCGGGAGCCTGTGCCGATCGGCGCCGTGGCGGCTAGCGTCGTCTCGGGCTTCCGGCGCCCCGACGAGCCCGAGCGCAAGCCCCGGCCGGCGCCCCCGGCGCGACCCCTGCGCCCCGTGCCGAAGCCCGAGGCGCGCCAGCCCGAGCCAGATCCGGAGTCACCCTATGGCGACGAGGACGAGCTGTGAGCCCCCGGCGCCGTCGCTGGCGCGTGCGCGCGCGGGGCCAGGTCCGGCAGGCGAAGCGCTACGGCGAGATGAACCCCGCCGAGCAGCGCTACTCGCAGAGCCTCGAGATCCGCCGGGTCGCCGGCGAGATCCTGCTCTGGCGCTTCGAGGCGGTGAAGCTCCGGCTCGCGCAGGGCGCGTGGTACACCTGCGACTTCTGGTGCCTCGACGTCGACGGCTACGTCGAGATGCACGAGTTCAAGGGGCACTGGCGCGAGGCCGCGCGACTGAGAATCAAGGTCGCCGCTCAGGAGTTTCCCGAGCTACGGTTTCTCGGCGTCGTCGAGCAATATCAGGGGCGCACACCGCTCGGCGTCTACACCTACGAGGAGATCAGCCCGTGACTGAGCCCGTCATCCTGCCCGCGTCCGAGTTCGCGCTCCCGGGGCTGTCGCTGTTCGACCCCTGGTGGGTGCTGCGCGACGCGCTCGCCTTCTACGGCCGGGTCGAGACGTATGAGCCGACGCTTCAGGACGGTCGCTCGCAGACGACGGGCCAACGGCGCTGGAAAAAGCCCGGGCGCCCGTGCCTGCGCGACCGGGGCGAGCGCGCGCGCGGAGCGCTCGCCATGCTCGAGGAGCTGGGAGCCGCGCCAGTGCAGGTCGCCATCCCGCTCGCTTCGCTGCTATCTCGCGTCGCCTATGAACGGCGGCGCGACGGAGGAAAGCACGATGGGGAAGACGAGAGTAGAAAAGCGCAAGCCCTCGGAGGAGCTGCTGGAGATCATCCTGGCCGACCTGCGAAAGCTCGTCGAAGATCACCTCGGCTTCGTCGAGACGAAGCTCCACAAGATGATGGGCACGGTCAAGGCTGAGATCGCGCTCGCCGTCTGCTTCGAGCAGGACGACGACTCGCCCCCGAACGTGCGGTGCTCGGCGCGCGTGAAGCTCCCGAGCGAAGAGAGCCCGGCGCATACGCTCGCGTGGCGCGCCGGCGGACAGCTCCAGCTCGACCTGGGTGGCTCCGATTACGGCCCGGGTGACGGCGGTGACGATCGGCAGGACCACGACCAGCCGAGCGCGGCCTAGATGCCGACGTGGCGCTGCGGCTCCTGCGCCCGTCTCGAGAGCACCGAGAGCACGACGGCCCCGGCGGTCCGGTGCCCGGGCTGCGGGCGTTCGCGCGAGTGGCAGCCCGTGGTAGTGGCGACGCTCGCGCACCTGACGGCGTGGATGCACCCGGAGAATCCTCGCCGGATCAGTGAGCACGACTTCGGCGTGCTCTCGCGCTCGCTCGAGACGTTCGGGTGGGTGGAGAACATCGTCCTGAACCTGCGGAGCAGGAAGCAGGGCTGGCCGAAGGGGTCGGCGCCCGGCGTCGTCTCGGGCCACCAGCGCATCCGGGCCGAATCGGCGCGCCACCCGGATACCAGTACCCATGAGGTGCCCGTGCTCTACGTCGACGTCAACGCGAAGCGAGAGCGCGAGCTGATGCTGGTGCTCAACCGGAACAGCGGCACCTGGGAGCCCGACGATCTCGAGCGCTTCCTGCGGGCTCTCGAAGTCGAAGGCGGCGACCTGACGCTCACCGGCTTCACGGAGCACGAGATCAAGGGCTGGCTCGGCCGGCTCGAGGAGACGGCGCCCGGGAGCTTCCCGACGCCGACCGAGGACACCACGCACCAGTGTCCCAAGTGCGGCTATCGCTGGAAACAATGACGACGACGACGAAGCCCCCCTACCTGCGCCCGTCGATGGCCGAGACGCGCGCGGTGCCGAGCAACGGCTACCGCGTCGTGTCGACCTTCACGGGGTGCGGGGGGTCCTGCCTCGGCTTCCGACTCGCCGGCTACGAGACGATCTGGGCGTCGGAGTTCGTCGAGATCGCGCGCGACTGCTACCGGCTTAACTTCCCGGACGTGCCGATCGACCCGCGAGACATTCGGACGGTCCAGCCTGCGGAGATCCTGAAGGCCATCGGACTCGAGGCCGGCGCCGTCGACGTGCTCGAAGGCTCGCCGCCCTGCTCCAGCTTCTCGACGGCTGGCAAGCGCCAGAAGCACTGGGGGCAGACGAAGCGCTACAGCGAGACGGAGCAGCGCGCGGACGATCTCTTTTTCGAGTACGTGCGAGTGCTCCAGGGCGTCCAGCCCCGAGTCTTCGTCGCCGAGAACGTGCGGGGGCTCGCGATCGGGCGCGCCAAGGGCTACTACCTCGAGATCAAGGAACGGCTCGCCGGCGCCGGCTACCGGGTCGCGGCGCGCGTCGTCGACGCACAGTGGCTCGGCGTGCCCCAGCGCAGGGCGCGCGTCGTCTTTCTCGGCGTCCGGAACGATCTCGAGCGAGAGCCCGCGTTCCCCACGCCACGCCTCTACCGCTACAGCGTGCGCGACGCGCTCCCGGAAGTGGCCGCGACGTCGAGACGCCGGGGCAAGCTCCGGCCGTCGCACCAGCCGGCTCCTACGATCGTCACGCACTGGCGCGGCTTCTATCAGATGCGGGCGATCGACGAGCATAAGCGCCAGGGCTCGTCGGGGGCGAGCCTGCCCGGCGACGCCGGCCCGGAAGCGCTTAACATCGAGCGCTTCGCGATCGCCGACGAAGCCCGGCGCCTGAAGCCCGGGGGCGTCTCCCGGAAGTACCTGAACCTCATCCGGGCAGACTCGCACGCACCCTGCCCTACGATCACCCAAGCCGGGGGGAATCTCGGCGCCGCGGGCGTCGTGCATCCGAGCGCGGCGAGGAAGTTCACCATCGCCGAGCTCCGCGCGCTCTTCGGCTTCCCTGCCGACTTCGCGCTCGTCGGGAGCTACGCGCAGCAATGGGAACGGCTCGGCCGGAGCGTGCCCCCGCCGATGATGCAGGCGATCGCCGAGACGATCCGAGACGAGATCCTGGCGCCCGCCGACGCGCAGGCGCCGAGACGACGGAGAAATCGGTGAGCCAAGCCGGGACGTGGAGCTTCAGTGCGATCGGCGAGGACTTCGACCTGCACGTCAGGCGCCACCTGCCCGGCTACGAAACGCTCCAGGAGCTGGTCGCGTCGGTTGTGGCGTGGCGTCTGACGGACGGCTCGCGCCTGCTCGACGTCGGCTGCTCGACCGGATACACGCTCGGCCAAGTGCTCGCACGTTCGCCCCATCGCGTGTGCGCCTACGGCGTCGACCCGGATGAGGGCATGATCGCCAAGGCGCGCGAGCGCTTCTCGCCCCTGCCCCAGCTGCGACGACCGACCCTGGTGCCCTCGTCGATCCTCGAGTGGCAGCCCGCTGGGGCAGGCTTCGACGTGCTCCTGGCGCTCTTCTCGCTCCAGTTCATCGACCCGCCGGCCCGGCTCGTGGCGCTCGACCGGCTCGCGTCCTGGCTCCGGCCGGGAGCGCTCGTCGTCGTCGCCGAGAAATGCGAAGCGGCGAACGCGCAGGCGGCCGACCTCTGGTCGGGGCTGTACTCCGACTGGAAGCTGCTGCGCGACGTGCCGGCGCCGGAGATCCTGGCGAAGTGGGCACGGCTCCGGGGCCAGCTCATCCCGTGGCCGGCGAGCGCTTACGAAGGCTGGGCCGCAGGAGCAGGGCTCCGGGGCGACGTCATCTGGGCGTGGGGTCCGTTCCGGGCGTGGGCGTGGTGGAGGGTCGCGAGTTAGAGCCCGAGCAGGAGTGCGAAGCACGCGGCGACCGTGCGAGCGTGCGCGCGCAGGTGGTTTCGCTCCTGCGCGCGACTGAGCCCCCGACGCGTGCCCCGGTAGCCGAAGCCTTGGAAGCCGCTCCGGTTGTCGCGTAGGCTGGGAGCGCCGAAGCGCCTGGCGCAGATCCGGCAGCGAAAACCGAGCCCGCCCTCGTGGTGAAGGAACCGCGCGACGGCCGGCGCGTACTCGTCGGGAGTGATGTTCATCGGCGCGTCGTCCTCGGGGGCCACGACCGCCACGTCACCTCGTCGACCGTGCCGGCTTCTACGTCGAGCACGGCGCCCCGCCCGTCTTCGTAGAAGCGCACCGCCCACACGTGGCGCAGCACCGGGTCCGGGATCACGTCGGTGCCCGAGCGCTCCGGATAGCCTTCGGCTAGGAGCAGGGCGCGCGCGCCGTCTCGCGTGTCGGGATAGGTCACTGTGCCCTCCGGGCTCGCTCGCCCCATACTCGCAGCCCGTAAGCGCGCGCGTCGCTCTCCCGTCGGAAGGGTTCGGACGTCGAGAGCCCGAGCGCTGGCGTCCGGTACGGCGAGCCCTCGACCTGCCAGAAGAGCCGGAAGCCGCGCTCCTCGGCTACGCCCGTCACGTTCACCACGACGAGCTCCGCAGGGCACGTCGCCGAGCAGTAACACCCGCACGCCTCGAGCCACGAGACGTCGTCGCCGCCACCGCGCCCGTCGTCGTCGCCTGCCGGACAGGGACAGGGGGGCCCCGTGCAGCCCTTCGGCCCGTGGAGCCGGGGCTCGTGGGAGCAGACGACGCAGAGCACGGGCCGGGGGGCGCTCACGCGTCCCGCCGGCGGTGATCGGCCGGGCCGTGCAGGTCGGGCGCTTCACAGTGCGCGCAGGCGCTCGTCGAGTCGCCGTGCGCGAAGACCAGCGAGCCGTACTCATTGAGCGCGGCGTCGAGCGCTTCGGCGACGTCGCCCTCCGTCGGCAGCTCCGTCAGGGGCCCGCCGACGAGCAGAGTGAGCAGGCGTGCCGAGATCCGGGCCCGAGCGTGCGAGAGCGTCGTGGGGAACGCCAGGCGCTCCGCGTGCTCGACCTCGGCGCGCGCCTGCTCCTGCGCGTCGCGCTGCTCCTGCTCACGAGCTTCCCACGCGTCGACCACCGCGCGAGCATCGCCGCCTAGCGCTCGCTCGTTAGCCTTTCCCATCGGCAGCCGGCCCCCGCTCGTCGGGTGCAGGTAGTAATCGCCGAACATCTCCTCCACGCACGAGCCGTCGGAGAGCTGCCAGAGATTACGCTCCGTCGGGTCTGGGCCGCGCTCGTCGACCGAGCTGGAGTGCGAGAGCACGGTCAACGGCTCGTCGGCGCGCTCCCGGCTTACGATCGTCTCGCCGTCGCCGACGTGGTACAGCACGGTCGCAGGCTCGGCGGCCATCTTGAGCGCGGCTCGCTCGATCTCTCGGCGCTCCTGCTCCGGCAGGCGCTCGAGCCCGACGAGCCACGTGACGTCGTCGAGCACCTCGACCGAGCCGAGCCGGTGGCCGAAGCGCGTCACCTTGAACGATTGAAGGGTGGGCAGGGGCATGGATTAGCTCCGGAAGGGTCGGCCGTCCGACCGGGTGCGTTGGGAATCGGGCAGGCGCTCCCCGGCACGGGCGCGCTCGAAGGCCTCGGCCTCGACGTCCGGCGCCTTTCGCCAGAGCGGGGTCGAAGCGCTCGCGCCTGAGTAGTGGGTGGCCGGCTCGCCGGGCGAGCCCGTCGTAGACACCTGGAGCCGGCCGCTCGAGAGCCGGCTCACGCTCGCGAGCGCGACCAGATGCCCCCGGCGCTCGATCCAGAGCCCGTGGAGCTTCGAGCCCGTCACCGTGCCCCGAGCCGGGGGGGGCGACTGCGCCGAGCGTGCCTGCGGGGTTGAACGTCGCCATCGGT